AGATAGATTGAAGGGTTGGGTACCCACCTGTCTTACCATCGGTAATAAATTGTCTATTTCTAACATTAATTGTATTATGCCAAAAAGTTTGAGCAAATTCAAAAAATGTTTTTTCTTTTGGTTTTGGGCTGATTACCGTCCAATCAATTCCACCCCTTTGCGGGTATGGAGTATTTGGTGTTGGATTACAACGTGTTGGTTCAACATAGTTTAACCCTTGATTAGGTATTGGGTAATTATATTGTCTTGACATAGTCCACACATCATAAACCAACCCTTGAGCCGGATTCATAAATATGTCAACATTCTTAACATTTATAACTAATTTATCACTATTAACAGGATAATATGCGTTGAAGTTTCCATCAAAATTAGTTCTTAAACCAGTTTGAGTATCTGTCCAACTTTTCTTATTATCAACTATTCTACGTAATTTATAACCCAAATTCATATAAGGGAAAGTTCTATATCTTTGTAGATATTCTTCACCATAGTTAAATGGTAATAATGTCGTTTGGTAATTAGGGTTAGCACCTGTAAAAACACTATTCGTAGTATCTACTTGTTCCGGCATCCTATGTTGTGGTGTGGATTCAAACCAACCTCCTCCAATTTGGAAGTAGTAGGAATCACTTGTTGTTGGCATCATTGGATAACCAAACTCATCTATTGGGTAATCTTCAGGGTAAACATTTACATCACTTATAATACTTGTTGTTGTAAATCCTGTAAATTGTTGCCCATGTATTGAGTATATATCCGTTGTATCTAAAACAGGTAATTGTTGAGTATATGTTCCCCCTGATAATTGAGCGTATTGACCATTAAACTCCTCAATATTTATTTTTTGATCCGCAATGTAGATATATTCATTAAATTCAATTAAAGCTTCTGGAGCTCCAATTAATCTTAATAATATTTCAATAGATTTTCTTGTACCTTTAGATTTAAAAAGGTATGCCGAATTTAAAACTAAGTTTCTATAATATTGGTAGTTAAGTTCCTCAGGTGTCATACCAACCGACAAACCACTAAAATTATTACTTCCAGGGCTAAATACAGAATCTAACAATTGATCATTTGTAATTGGTGAGATATTTGGATCCCACCCTAATGTCATCGCTAAATTTTTTAACAACTGAGACGGTATATCATTTTTGATATTGTAATTAACATTATTCATGTTTGATAATGCCGATATAAACTTTTTTGTTTCATCAAAACTTCTACCATATATCTGTAATACTTTCTCTATTTTTTGATCAGGAGTATCAAATTCTTTAATAGCTCCTGTTGTTAAAAAACGTGATATTAAATTAGTACGATATAAATCTAAGTTAGCTGCAAATTCATTTAAAGTAGTAAGATAGTTATCAAACGCTGATGATGATATATCTAAATTCCATTGACCATTTTTAGGAAATGTGATTGCTTGGGTTGTTAAATAAATTGTTCCATCTTCATTTTCTTTTGGAACTGTAAATGTTGATGTATATATCGGAGTAATAGACCTGTTTAACAAAAATTGTTCAACCTCATCCATTGCCTCATTGAATGTTTTATTGACGTATATGTCATTAGGTCTAATAACTAACGAATCATAAGATATAGAATTACCTGAGAATGGGTTACCTTTAACAACAAAACTTAATGTAGTGGATGTATTATTAGAAGGACTATAGAATATAAAAGGATATTCACCTCCATTTATAAACAATGAATATTTTGGGTAATTTACCGTAAAATTTCTTAAAGGTGAGACTTCAATTTCAAGTAGTTCAAAGTTTCTATTGGCATTTGAACTATAATCAATATCAAATGGGTTTCTTAAAGAACTTATATAGACATCAAATGTTGTTTCATCCTCAACCGAATCATATAGAATGTTTGTAGCAGTTTCACTTGTACTATAATTTGGTAAAACTGATGTAATTTCTAATGCACCAGGAAAGAAATTAATAATATGTAAAATAGAAGTAGAGATTCTTTTAACTAAAGAACCATATAATGTAAAGTTAGTAACTTGAGATAAATCAAAATTAGGATAAACTTTAAAGTTATTCGCTTGTATTACTCTTGATTCGGTAACACTTTCAATATTTAACGTATCTAAAGATATAGGTTCTGAAAATGACCCTATTGAAAAGTTTCTATTTTGTTTTTCGGTAATTGATGTGGTAAATTCAAAATTTGCTTGTGTAAACCCTCCCCCATCAACAAGTTGTAAACCAACTAAGTTGTCAGAAAATGTCCCTTGACCGCTTGGAGACTGAGGTGGACACGTATATTTTTTTACCGCCATTTTATACTATGTTGTTAAAACTTTTACTAAAATCAATATTGTTATTTCTATCTTGTCTAACCTCATATAATAATTCATTAAACTGATCACGTACCTCAAATAAGTTGTATTGTTTGTAAATGTTATTAGCGCTATCATAGATTGTGTAAATACCATCATCAATAGATTTGGTTTGATTACCATAAAGGGCAATTGCCAATGTTGATATATCGTGTTCTACGATTTCAACTTCTGTAGTTATAGGATTAAAAAATGTATTAGTTATAATAATATTCTGATCAGGTTGTCCAATAAATGGTGTGGCACTTGGTTTATTAGTTGGAGAAGATGATGGTGAAAGTGTACAGAAAAGTAAGTTTGATGTACTTTCCACATATCTATATCTAATAGCCTTTTGTGATGTATTTGTTAAATTTTGTATAACAGGTTCACAATAAAATGATGAAGTTATAATTCTAAAAAAATTAGGAATTTTAGTTCCATCAGAATTTAAGTATTCAACTCTAAAACCAATTAAACCTTGATTAACAAATTTATTTCTATATTGTGATGGAACATTATTTAAGTCAATAACAATACCTTTAACATTAGGTAATGAAGATAGAACACCACAATCCGTTATTTTAGTTCTAATTTCTGCCGGTCTAATATACAATGTATATATACCCAATTTATTAAATTGATCAGCTGGTAATTTTAAGTTATATAAACCACCTAAAATTTCAACACCTGAATTACCACCAGTTGTTGCATTGTGAAAATATGGTCTTAAAATAGATTTTGCATCTAATTTAGTTAAAACAAAGTTATCTGTTTCATCCCTTGATGGCGTATAATTCAAGATGATCTCTACGTCATCAGGACTAACGTCCGCACTTCTTATTGTTCCGTAATTACCTGTAGCCACAAGAATTTAATTTATATTTAGTTTATTTTTCCTTACCTAATAAATACTTAACTAAGGTCTTTTTTAACATTAAAAAATCCATACCCGTATTTTTCTAAGTCCCCAACATTATCAACCTCACCTATCCTTTCAATATATTCTAAGGCAGAGTTTTTACCTCTTTCAATAAAAACATTACTTTGAACTTCAGGTTGATCAATAACATTTATTAATGCTTCGTTTTTAGTTAATCCAGTCATTATTAAATCATTTTGAGTAAATCCCGATGAATACACCATAAAAAGTGTAAAATCTTCATAATCAAAATAATCAATTTGATTTATTGTATATGCGGTATATAATCCATTTGGATCAGGCCCCCATACAGTACCAACACTACCTGTAGTTCCAGTTATTTGAATACCTAACTTAAATTTACCACCATAAAGATTATCCTTTGGTCCATATTGAGCTAAATCATTTATAGTTGATTCCGTATATCCCGATATTAAAAATGGTATGGTTGTATAATTGTAACTGAAGAAATCATTTATGTCTGTATTTGAATCTCCACTAAAAATGTAATCATAATTGAATGATGTTCCTGTCCAATTACCACCAGCCGGTGTAAATGTTGCAGTACCATTAGGGTTTGAGATGGTCACATTATCAAATGGTGTGGTAATTGTTTTTGTTATTTTTGAAATCCCCCATGGTGAATTAGCCGTCATAGTTACAGTATATTCACTATTTGAAGTTGGGTAGTTATGTGAAATTGGTAAAGTATTTGTAATCGTTGCTAGTGGTGAACCATCACCCCAATCAATAACATAAGTTACTAACGATAAGAATTTTATAAATTCGGTGTCCGAAGTATTATAAAAAGAATACGTATAAGGACTACCTGTTGTTCCAGAAAACAAGAAATTATTAATAACATCTTTTTGTAAAACCGCACCATCAAAAACCGAATAATACCCCATATCAACTGCGGTTTCAGTAAATAATAATGATATAGTTAATCCCGTTAAAAGTGAATCACCGTTTGTACCACCCGACAACACATAAGTCATACCTGTATAAACTCCAATGTTATCAACACCAGTTACACTTGTTTCCCCCGTTAATATAGGGCAACAAGGATCTGTAGTATCATATACATCGGTACCACCGGTGTACTGAACCAATCTAAGATCCCCGTAAATGTTTTCAGGAGATATTTTAAAGTAATATTTTTGTTCTTCCATTATGGGTTTACGTATTCATACCATTTTATTGGTGTCGATGCCTCACCAACTCTTAATGTTGTTGAGGTAGATGACACTTCATATGTCTTGTTATTATAATCTAAGTTTACTTTGTAATAAAAATAGTCTTGGGGTAAAAAATTAAACTTATTTGGGGTTATTAATGGTTGTGGCGTATTAGTCATTACAACATACACACCTAATTTTGCATCAAAAAATTTAGATGACATATAAAATTTATTTATATCGTAAAAGTTTCTTTCCCTTAACCAATAAATAAAAAACCCTTCTTTATCTCCAATATAATCCAATTTGAATTTAGGTTTTCTAATATCTACGTTTGGTAATAATACATTTAAATTTACGCCCATAAATTCACCTTGTTGTACAGGTAATATTATTGTGAAATAAATTTGTTGGGTTTTTTCATCTGTTGTATCATAAAAATCCAATTTAAAAAATGATTTAGTAAAAGGTTTACCATAATAGTATACCTCCTCATTTGTAAAACCTTCATTTATATAAGATATTCCCCAATTTGTTTGATTAACTGTAGTTGCAGTTATTGGTGATACATTATCATAAAAATAAAATTCATAATTTATATCTGTGTTACCATCAATATCAGAATTATGTGAAAAACGACTAATCTCAAAGTCATTTGGTGACCCAATAATTTCCTTAACCATCTCTTTTTGGTATTCCGAAATACTATCATCATGACCCGCAAAATCCCATTTCATTTCAATGGGAATATCCACATAATTATCTGTGGTTGGTCTTATTATTTTAATTTTATTCACACTCATCAACTATAGGTTCTGCAATAACGTTTATGTTTTGTACTCCCATTCCTTCTGGTGTTAATCTAAAAATACTATTAACATATGGATAATGTTTACCATTCATAAATGGATAGTTAACACCAATACCATTACTATCTATATAACCATAAGTATATAAGTCTCTCCATCTGAAACTATTTGATAAATTAGAATAAAATGCATAATCAGGAATATCTAATATTAAATTAGAGTCGGCCTCTTCAATATAGTCGGAATATTCACTTATAACAATTGGACTATGGGGGTAATAATAATACCCAAATTGATTAGATGGTTGAGCGTCAGTTTCAATATTAAATTTTAAATTATTAAAAATTATCTTATGATTATATTTTGAAATTACTCTCTCCGTTTGTTCGTAATCATTCCATTCACAAAAATCCCCATCAATTGTATCTCCCGTCACTAAATCTTCATTATAATAAAACGGGCCAACAGGTGGGAATGTATTTGAATCATATTGTCCTTGAGTTATGTTTGTATTTGAAAGAAAATTACCTTGATCCCACCAAGAATTTGGTAAACTATTATCTAATGGTTGATTAAACTCCCACCCTTGTTTCATACCTTTAGTCCATCCAAAATAACCTTTCCATAATGTAGTGAAATACAATTCAGATATAGGTCTATTTTGATTATCACGTAGTGGTTTAATATCAATATCACAATTAAATGATAAAGTATATGATTGATTACCTTCTTTTACTGAAGTCCTATTTGTATTATTTGGGGTTATAACATCTTTTTCAAATTTTGATTTTGATTCAAATATATTTTGTTCAAATCCCGCCTTTATTAATAAAGCACATTCTGAATTAGTTAAAATTTTATGTTTTCTAACATAATATTCTGACATTGTTTCCCCACTATTACTTTTATTAATTATACGTTTAAATGTGCTTGAGGTTCCATTTTGGAACGTGGTACCAGTAAAACCAACATTATAAATTTTAAAAATATATTCTTCACTACCAAACCCATCATCACCAAGTCCATTAACTTGAAAAATAGTTTCACCATTATAATTAAATGGCAATTCAACAAATTCTCCTGTTAATAACCCATGTTTCATAGGACATTTAAATGTAATATAATTAGCATTGTCATCACTACCTGATGTTATTGTAAATGGTATTCCATCAGATGCCGCCCAAAACCAAGATGCGGTAGTTTCACTATCAATTGCAAATAATGGTTTTGTATAATCGTTACCATACGCATAACTCATATAATGAGTCCAATTATAAGTTGAGGCACTTTTATTTATAAATGTTACATGGTTATTTGGTGGTTGAGTATATCCTACCACATTATTATCAACTCTAATAAAATCAAATTCAGAATATTGGGGGTAACCTTCCCAAGGGGTGTTAGGATTTGTGGCGTAAGATATTGCGTTATTAAGCGCATTTGTGTAATACAAATTATCTCTATATGGAACATAGGTTGTTGATCCAGTATATTCATTTTTAAATATAAAAGTGTATTTAGTTACAGGTCTAAAAATTGTTGATGATTGTCTTTCATCATCAAAAACCTGTTGTAAACTTAAATCAACGTTTCTATCAAATTCAACTATTTCTTTTTCAGTTTGTTCCAATGGAAGATCAATAAAAAGATTGGTATTACTTGATCCTTTATATCTTAAACTACCTAATACAATATTTGTTGGGTTGTCTATCATTTTATCCTTCGGTATTTACGTATAATTTAACAAACTTATCAATTGCAGTTTTACCATTATTTAACCCAAAATAAAAATGGAATGGAGCTCCAACTAAAACTTTATTTGTGACTTGTGGTGTTGGTAATGGTTGACCATTATCAAAATTAGTTATGATACCTAATTTAGTGGTTGAAGATCCAAAATATGGGTCAATATTAAAATCTAAATTTTGATACCCTTTATGGAAGAAAGGTGAAAACGTATTCCAATTATTATTTTCAGACCCAAATATATTTGGTGATGGATTTATCATCCATTTATAATGAGGAACATCTTGTGTTTTTGGAAAACCATAGTAATCTTGTATTAATGGTGATTGACTATATGTTTCAATACCAGGAGTAAACCTTCTTCTATATTTATATTCATCAGTTGGGGTTTCAAAGAATATTCCAAATACAGGTCTTGGTGGCACTGAGTTATCATTACCAAAATATATTGAGCTTGGATTAGGGTAATTTTCAAAAATAAATGGGTTAATTTTCCATTCAGAATTTATTGATAATGCTTGAGCAAAATCACCATCTATTCTATCCGCCTCTCTAGCGCTATTAAAGAATTGGATAATACCCTTACCTTCGGTACTACCACCACCTACCGCAATAGGTAAGATTGATTGTCTAAATGTATCATTTAACAATCTAGATAAAAATCCAATTTGGATTATATCTGATGTGTCTTGATAAGAAGTAGATTTAACTTGATCAACCATATAACCATTAAAATTTGAACTATTACATATCTCAGTAATAAACTCATCTCTAGGTCCTAAATCAGCAATTGTTGTTGGAAATTGAATTTGTTTTTCATTATAACCTAATCCAGGATATTCATTAACTATTGATGATGGCCAGTTTGGATTAACCAAAGGTTTGTTTTTCCCGATGAATTCTTGTGTACTTTGTTTCCATGGTGAAGATCTATAATAAAAACCATTAGTTAATTCATTAAAAACAATAACATCATCACAAAAATTATATGTTGGTATAGTAGACAAGGCCGCATATGTTGTGGTTTTATTAAATGAGAACATATATAAAACTCCATTTATCCAATTGTTTTGAAATGTTTGAGCAAATACACCGCGACAAGCGGCAAAGGTAATTGTAAATCTTGTTTTCCATTCTAAAAATAATGTCACATCTTCACCATATTCAACTAAATATTTTTTATTTAGTAGACAATAACACCCATTTTTAACTCTACCTTCTGGAACAATACATTGATCTGCAGGTATAATAGACACATCATTACCAGATCCCTGATAACATTGTAATGATACCATAGTATCACAATCAAAAGTTTGTGTTGGACTATCATATTGTTCTCCCGATATCTCAAGTGACATACCTGACCCTGATGTGCCTGGAGTGCCATCGGAAGTATAAAATGTAAAATTATTATTTTGGTGTACCGCATAACCTGTTTTTGAGGCGGGAAGTCCATCTTCAGTTTTTGTAGATGTTGGTAATCGGTCACTTCTCATTACCATTTTAGTTTTATCATTAAAATTAACACCAGATAATGTAGTATATCTATAATATGCCGGTGAATATAACACAGATAATTGGTTTGATGGTACATCACCTAATTGACCCTTAGCTTCTTTTCCATCATCAGGAGTGTTTGCATTTTGACTTTCACTACCACAACTAAGGTAACCAGCATTACTTTTTTTCCCTAAAAATGTACCACCCCCAATGTATGGAGAATTAGTATATGGAGATCCTGGTATAATAAATGATGGTATCGTATAGTTACTTGATTGTAATATCGTTCTTGGAGTATTAGTTAATGAAGAAGATCCAATAAATTGCCATCCACTAACTGGTTGGTAATCGGCAACACTAAGATCATCCGTAGATAAATAATAATAAGGATAGTTTGAGGTAAAAGCAGTATAATTAGGGTTAGATCCATCCGCAGGTCCTATATCAAAATTATATGATGGGAAATAAAGATTAGTGGTTGAGTTTGTTGTGGTGTTATGACTAGCAGGTTTTAATCCTGTTGGTTGTATGGGGACATTTAAAAAATAATCTCCCTCAGGTGTTATAACATTACCATACGATTTACCAAATATTCTTGATAAATCGTATTTTATTTTTTGTGTTGCGGTATGAACATCAACACCCCTATTTAAAATTATAATTTCAAAATCAGCATAGTTAGTCATTTGATCTAAAGCTTGTCCCGCATCATAAGTATTATAAGTACCCTCACAACAATATATAAATTGGATTCTATGTTTTAAAAATGAACTTGTAGGAAATGTACCAGAGTTACTACTATTACCACAGATTTCCTGAAATTCAGAAACGGTCATACCTGTTATCATCTGATAATATTCCACATCGGTAGGGTATTGAAGATCCACAACTTCATCACCACTAATTGATGACGGAATGTTTGAAATTGGTGTTTGGGTAATTATAAAAGATGTTGTATTTCCAAACGTATCAGTAATACTTGAAGGGTTCGCATAAGTAACGGATATTGGTTTTTGACCTGTTGTTGTTGTACCCGTAATTGAGTTATTACCTAATTGATTTAATGTAGCTCCCGTAATATTAACATTTCCATTGGATTGTGTTGGGTCATTAAAACTAATTGGTTTACCAACTTGCATTTGATCTTTAGTTCCTGGATTAGCTAAAAGAACTATTATTTGATCTTCAAAAAAAGTATTACCATTTAAAGATGGGTTAACAAAACTTTTTATTCTATTTGCACCACCATAAGAATCAAAATATTTATCTCTTGTGTTAAATTCATTTAATTTTTGAGGAAAAGTTGCGGTTGTAGGAAACGCCCAACTTCTTGGGTCTTCACCACTATTATCCCAAGCCGCAAATAGAAATGGTTGTGGTGCATGATACAACGCAAATTCAGGATTATATATTGTTGTTTTATTAACCTCATTAGGGTCTATAGATGATGATAATATATCATAACCAGAAAAAAGTCTATTGTAGTCGGCAATCCCTCTTGCAGCAACCTGAGCAGTAATATCTTGTTTCATTGCCGAAGTAGTTAACGATGGTAAATCACAATTTATACACGCACTTATTGCACCAGGAAGACAATCTCCCGCCGAAAACGGACCATCATTTGAGTCTTCTTGATCCTCAATAGGATTGTTTTGGGCATTAGGATGTTGAACATCATATGCACTTGGCATATTAACCGGAGCTAAAAATCCTTTATTTTGAGCAAGTTGTTGTTGGTTAGTATTTGATTGTGCTGAGGTAATTGCGTCATTAACTGTATTTTGATCAATATCATCCTCTAAAGTTGCTGGTCCACAATCACAATCACAACTTGTACATTCAGGATAAGACATCATAGGTAAACCTATTCTTGGGAAATTTTTTATCTTAAGAAGGTATTTTACTGTAAAAGCAATAAATGCTATTGATAAACCTATTCTAAATATAAACGATACAAACTTTGCCACAATTCTTAAAATCAAACCTATATTAACTATAGGCCCACCTGGAACTGAAAACGCAAAATTCTCTAATGTTGAGTTAATCCAATCAATCATTTCCGATATTGCATCATAAAGGAAATATATTCCCAAAACGATTAATATGTACTTTAATACGGGCCACATCCATGCTATAAAGTGAGCAACAAATAATAATACTATTAATGGGTATGCCAAAATACTCATAAAGACATTAAAAATAAAAAATATGGCGTCAAAATTTTTAATAATGTCGTTAGATGGAAATGTATTTACCGTTGATTTACAACTTCTGTTATCAATTTCTTTAATCCCTAAATGTTTTGCTCTTCCAACCCCATTTTTGTATCTATCAAGGAACATTGCCGTAGTATAAACTTTATTATAGTTCATTTCATAGAATGTATCCTCACAATTGATTGCGGATATAGGATCAACGTAATCATCCCAATCTAAACTAAAACTATATGATCTTAATAAATCAAAATAACCTTGTGGAAAGAATGTGAAGTCAAATTGTTGTGGTTGTGTATTATCAACAGGATTTGAATCTATTGATATTAGATCACCAACATTAACAGGTATAACCATAGTATCACCATAATATGGTAGTCCGTTAACATAAACGGTAAAAGTGTCGGAATTAGTCTTCCCATTAAATAGTAACCCACCTTCAGTAAATGGAGGTAAGGGATCACTTGTAATATTACCAGCAGTTGTATTAAATATTGTCGAAACTGCGGAGGTTGGATCAAACGGGTCTGTACCACTCGTATTCCAACCATATTCTTTAATGTTTGGAACTAAAAAATTTGCTCTTTGAAAATCATTTTGTATCCCACCTTCATTATTCCATTTAAATTTAAATCTATATTTTCCCTTTGTTGGGATACCTTTTGTTGGGTCATTTGAAATTACTTGTTCTCCAAATTCATTTGTAATAATGTAATCCAAATTCATTGGTACATTTGCTAAAAATGATCCGTCACCATCTATAATTTTTCCATCTTGCTCAAATTTATATTGCTCAAGAATTGGTAAATTATTTTTATCAGGATATATTGTTTGTCTTATAGATAATATTTGTCCAGGTCCTGCAATTAATTCACATAAATTTCCTGTATTATTTTTTGGTTTACAATTTGTTTTAAGTGAATCTTCATTAGTTGTAGAAATAAGAGACCCAATAAAAATAGCGGTAGGATTAATTGTTACGTTTGCTTCATTAGTTAAATCAAAATCAACTCTTGTAATACCTATTTGACAAATGTCTTCTTGACCCCAAAGAGGTGATATATCAACGTTTTTATTTACTGTTTTTATCTGTGGTAATTCACTTAAATTTGATGAAGATTTAAATGTTGATCCATTAACTTGTGTTTGAGTTGCTTGACCCGCATTAATTAAATCTTGTGGTGTTAATGAAAAACATCCAATATCCGATAAATCAACATCCATAAAAACGGTTTGAGCCCCAATTGGGACTCCAAAAATCATATAATCACCACTATCATTTGTTTTTACGGTATATTTGTAATATTTGTCATAAACCTCAATATATGTTTGATCTATTAAAACTTCTTCCCTATTTGGAAATGTCCCTGTTGCGGCATGAACACTATATGATGGGTCATGAGGTAATAAATTGTATCTATACCCTAACTCATTATTATCTGATAATGTTTTATATGGGTATAATTCAGATATTATGGGATTTAATTCATCTTCAGGATCAAGAGGTATGAATATAGAAACTTTAGCGTTTGGTAACCCAAAACCACCATTTACAAGAACTCTACCAACCACAACCCCATAGTCAGAACACACCTTTGTATAAAGATCTGATTGATTTATTTTTAAAGATAGGATCTCTAAAAAATCAAAATCTTGGTCTAATTTTACATTGATGTATTTGTCAACCCCTACTTGAGTCCTTATTCTATATGATTTTGGCATTAAAGTCTTTTTTGATAAATAGTTTATTTCCTATTTTCAAAAAATAGTTCTAATTAAAAAAAAATAAATTATTAGGAAAAATTAACCGTACTTAAATTGATGACCCTAACATTGATATCTTTGTTAGGAAATCTAATTTGATATATTTGAGTAGGTTCAGCAAAAATTGTATCTGCAATTAATTGAATTTGTTTAGTTGCCGGATCTGAATATTTTTGAGATGTTTGATTTGACGAGTATTGTCCACCAACTTTATTAAAAAATTCCATATCAGAAATACTTATTATTCCATTTTCCGCTTGGATTAATCTTCTTAATTCAGATACCACAACATTTTGACCTAATTGTCTTGTTGTAGGACTAAAGTATGTTGTGATAATATCAATGATTTTAGATACAACCGCGCCTTGATTTTGACTAGCGTCTAACACAACATCAACATTAACCGCCAAATCAATTGGGTTTGCACTTTCTATTGAAATGTAGTCGTTAATCATTCTATAATTTGATAGGTAGTTTGCAACATTACTTTTTAATGTATTAGAAACCGTATCAGTTAAATTACCACTTGTGTCGTAAGATAACATCTTTATCTTTATCATATTGTTCTCTTCCGTAATTGCAACTTTTGCTGGTGCTCCGAACTGAGATGGCATTGTTCTAATAATTGATTCGTAGTCATTTATTGTAACCGCTCTGTTTTGTGCTGAGAAGTTATATGATACCATATTTCTTACTTCTTCAAGTGTTGGTGCGTTTGCCCCTCCAATCGCTGCAGTAACGTTATTACATTTTAATGTATTAATAACAGATCTGTTAATACTTTCAGATGGACCATTAACAAAGAATGAAACAGTACCAATTTGATTGATTACATTAACACCTAAATTAGTTGCTTGTCCACCACCAACTCTATATTGTATAAACAATGTTGAGTTTGACTTAAGAGCCGCACCTAAAGCTAAATTGTTAGAATATTTATTTAAATCAAATCCTTTACCTGATCTTGCAAAATCTCTAAGTTGTTCTTCAGCAGAAACATTACCACCACCAAATGTCATTTTTAAATAACCTTCAGGTGTATACTCAGATGTAAATTTAGTGTTAGTTAAAATATATTTACCAACCTTAGTGCCAGGTTGATCAGAAACTTTAGTTGGATCTTCAATGAATACTCTGTCTTCAGCAAGTGCCTTAACTTCATACCATCTATCGCTTAACCCTAAAAAGTCCTGTGGATTTGGAATTGTATTAAATTGAGTCCCATCTTTTAAAAGGACACTTGTTATACCTAAAACATTTTTTTCAGGTAAGAATAATTCAAAGAATGGTTTTACATCATTTGGTGTAATAACTCGTTTGAATACTTTTGTAAACCCGTTTACAACAACTTCTCTTTTTACAATGTTGTAATTTAATATTTTACCATTAGCATCAAAGTTAGGTATCTTTAATCTATTTAATGTTCCTTCAGAATTTATTGCTGAAGCAAAATCAATATCATAAACGGTTTCAAATGGTTGACCAGCACCACTTACTTGGGATCCTCTTCTTAGAATACCACAGTATCTTAAATCTTCTCTATCACCAAATGCGGGAACCGTTATTGAGAAATCTACTAATGCCACCGAAGGTCTTTGACCCGGAATTTTTAACCCGTAAGTCTTAGCGATATTATATACTGAAGATTTTTGTTGTGCAAATTGTAATACCGTTTCTTGAATACTTCTATCAATATTAAATTGTAGGTTATCTGTAACGGCAGCATTTAAATCTAACATTACTGAGAAAACACCAGCGTCGTTAAAGTTCTGTACTAAATCAGGATAATAAGTACGGGTAAAGTTAATTAACTCAGTTCTTATTCCTTGGAAATCTCTAGTTGTGTATGATATTTTTTTCTCAGCCATATACTATTAAATATTGATAATAACAAAATCACTACTTTCAAAAGCTTGATTTGTGACTTTATAATCTATTTTAATTTTTGCGGTATGTTCTTTGTCGCTTATACCTTGTACTTTAAATTCTCTTTCTCCATCAGGATTAATAAAAGTACCCTTATTTTCCTCACCTAAAGAAGCGTCGGTTATTGAGATATTTGTTATCTGTACACCAGGCATATATCTTTCAACAGAATCCCTAATTTCACCTTCAATTTCACTAAATGTAGGTCCATCAAGAGGTTCAAAAATATATTCATACAATCTTGTTCCAAAATCAGGAAGATAATATCTATACCCTTTTCTAGTTAGCAATAAATGAATTAAATTACTTCTTACTTCTTCTTCAGTTGTATCAGAAATATCTAAATATTTACCAACGTAAGATTCCCTAAAAGGAAAATTTATTCCGTATGTTATTCCATTTGCCATATCTTATAAATATAGTATCTATGTGTTTTGAATAAATACATATAAAATAAAAAATCACGACCTAAGTCGTGATTCCTTTAACGTTTTACTCCCTTTTTCCCAATTGGGTTCATATGGACAATGTAAACATTTGCTTCCGCAACAACTACCCCTACGTTTATGATAGTCTTCGGTCATAACAATCCTACCTTGATTATTATAGTAGAAATCGTTTGGTTGTAATTTTGGACCAAATTCTCTAACATACAACTGTTGTACCCAATCTTTAGATGCTCCTATGTTCATTTTATTTAAGAAATTTCACATCCATTAGCCCCACACGCAACTTCACCTCTTAAGTCTGTATTGTCCTGTAATTCAATTACTTTTGTAAGATCCACATCTTCCAATGCACTTAACAATTTGTTAAAATCTTCTTCAGTACAATCCTCAAACGGTGCTTGAGTGTAAGTTCCTCCGTTATATGGTAACACTGATAAACCATTATAGAATTTTCTATTGTTCCACATCCAATCACCTACCAAGTCCCACTCGTCTTCTTTAATCGAAACCGTTGCAGATACGTTATGTGTGTTTTGACCCGTTCTGTGTCCATTTCTAACCCACTCTTGTGACACTTTCTTAACACGTTCCAACATTTGAAATACGGATTCGTGTCTAAGGATTGATCCTAATGGTGATTTTTGTGGAATTGAGATAACTGCCGTATCGTGAGGACGGAAGAACTCATCTTCTACTAACTCAGGATGGTTAATTGCCAAATAAGAATAGATTGCTTCGTTTTTACCAACACGAATTCTTCTTAAATAAAAGTCATTGTGCCATGCGTGGATACCTGAAGAAGTTCCCAAAACCAATGATGATGTTCCTGATGGTTTAACGGTTGTTGACCTTGCCGATTTGTTAATACCTATAAGTTTTGCAACTCTTTCGTTTTCAAGTTTAACCATTTCAGCCGCTGATTTCATATCATAACCTAAAACAACACCTGAACCAATTCCTGTCATTCCAACACCAATAAGTGCGTCTTTCTCAGTTGTTCTTTTCCATACATCTCTTAAGTAATGGAAGTCAGTGTATCCCGCTTGTAATGTTCCGATGAACGCTGCCCCTTTAACTCTTTCCTCAAAATCTTCTTGTGATTCAATGTCAGACGCATTTACTTCACATAAGTTACAGAATTGATTAGGTCTAAGTGCAATCTCACAACATGGATTGGTTCCCCAATCTTTGTCGTTTGACAAGTAGATACCAGGTTCACCTGCTCCTGATAACTCAATTCTTTTCCAAAGATCCATGAAAAATTCTTTAGTGATTTTGTGACGAAGAAGTACTGCCGAGTTGTTAGCTCTACCTCTTTGTGCGTTTTGTTCCCACCAATTTCCTGACTTACAAGAAATCATTTCCTCATCGTCAGCGGAGAATAATGAAATTAATGCCGCTCTTCTGATTCCACCTGCTAATACCGCATCTGCAATATGACATACAATATCGTGAGTTTCAATAGCTGATAATTTTTCACCATCTTTTTTGTTTTCAAACACTTTTGTAATATTATGAACACAATCTTTAAGTGGTTGAGGTCCAGGGGCTTTACCACCTGAAGTTACCAATAATGCTCCTTTATGTCGGATATCGGAGAAATCAAATATAGGTGTTGATGATTTAACACCCAAATAGGATTCAACTAATACTTTAATTGCGTCTGCCCATCCCTCAATACTATCACCAATAAGGTAACGTCTTGTTCTTGTTGGGTTTGGTTTTTTAATCTCAGGTAATTTATCAACGTGGTGTTTTTGTACTGAAAATCCAACACCTGTTCCACCTAACAGTAAGAACATAGTCTCAGAGAACGCATCTGGATGGTCAATCGGCATGTAAGCACAATTGTAAACTCTATTTGGTGAAATTTCAATAGGTTTCCCACCAAATTGTAATGATCTCATTGATGGAAGAATTTTTTTACCATATACCATTTTGTATACGTTTTCAATTTCTTCTTTAATTTGGGGGTATCTTTTTTGGTGCATCTCCTTATTTCTTGTTACCAATTCTTCCCATGTTTCCCTTCTATTTAATTCGGGAATAAATTTAGCATATTTCATATACACTGTAATATCACTTAAAATTTTTTGTGAAATATCCATTTTTTAATTAATTATTTGTTTGTTTATTTAATTTTTTTGTTCTCTTTGTTGTCTTTTTTCTAACAACTCTTTAACTCTTAATCTTTGTCTTTCTTCTTTTTGTTCTTCCAAACCTAAGAAAGTCATAGAACTCTCGGTATCAATGTCTAACATTGCATTATCAAATTTACAATTCTCAAATACAACTCCGTCATCACCAACCCTTGATTTTGTAATTGCTATTGTTGCTAATTTCATTTCTTTCTGTTGAAGTGTTTTTGCAACCGTAATAATAACGTGACCAACTTGTGCCTTTTTAATTGATCCACCCATTTGATCAGTTGTTACAACCTCAGAAGAAATAGAACTTCTATTACCTTGTGTTGCAGTCCATCCAACTAAATCCATTTCGTGACACATTGCTTCAAATGCTCTCATTACAGACCCCTCACTCTTCCATTCATCACCTAAATTCTTATCAGGAACAACACAGTCAATGTAATCAAGTAATACCATATCAATCTTATTACCATCAGCAACCATCTTTCTGATTTGATTCTTAATTTGTGACATAGTTACCGTATCAGATGGTAACTTAGTCATAATTAACTTATTTGACATAGATTCCTCAATATCTTTAACCTTTTTGATAACTTCGTCTCTTTTTTCTGATAATTCATCAGGATGAATCTTAGTCCAAAGTGTGTAGTGTTTTCTTTGAATTACCTTTGGATTATCTTCAAAAAAGATTTGAAGTACGTTGTTTCCTAAGTTAAATGCGTGGTTTGCAATTTTAGTTAAAACGGTAGATTTACCCACACCTGTTGGTGCTAATATAACCCCAATCTCACCTTTAGCTAAACCACCTTTCAATAGTCTATCAATTCCAGGTATTCCCATTGGAATTGGGTGTCTGTAGTCTTCATCAAGGACCTGATCAATATTGGAGAAGACATCCATTGAACTTGTGTCTTTAGCTCCTACTTGTAAAGCTCCTCTAACCATTTCCTCAAGGGCATCATAGTTCTCAAATTCACCACCATCAATGATTTTTTGAGCTTTGGTCATAACCTTTTGAAGTTCCTGTTGTTTACAGAACTTTAACGCCTTTTCCTGTACAAAAGCTACACCATCAATAGGTGCATCCTTAATTTTTTTAATTGTGTCCAATACTATCTTGGATGCAATCTCTTGTTGTAATTCAGATTTAGTAATCTGTTCTAGTGTCTCAAATGATGGTGTGTGATCATATTTTGTATAATACTCTCTGATCATTTGGGTAATTATTTTAAAGTATTTATTTTCAAAATAATTGTTTTCAATCACATCAATAATTGAATGTGAAAAATCTTTATCTAAAATAATTTGATTAAGTAATTGTAATTGGAATGTGTTTCCTAGATACTCAAAATTTTTGTTTGTCGCCATAATTCTCCTTCTGTCAGTAAAGATAAATACTATTAGTTTTGGATAAATTCAGGGTAAAAATAATTAAAATTTTTGCCTGAAAAAATGTCAGTCAGGTCGTTTAGTATACCTTTTAGCTTTGGTCGTAGGTCTACGGTATATCTTACCTTTGGGGGGTACACTTTAGCGTCAAACCTTCTCTGACAAATTGTCAGGTCTCCAACCTTAATATAAAGGTTAAAATTTTCATCACCGTCAGTAATTGACGTATTTAAAATCTCTGGGTTCTCAGAAATTTCATATTTGTTGTCTAACATATAGACTACTGATCTCATTTTTAAATCATATTGTAATTTACGACATACCATACTCATATGATCATAAAAGTCCTCAGATTTGTGAGCAGTTTTGTTAAACCCTTTAACATTAAAAAAACGTTGTACTACAATGTTATCATTACACATTAATAGGAATTCAACTTTTGTTACATCTTGATCTCTCATCTTGTTTTTGTTTTTACTTTTTGTTTCTAAATTTTGTTTTTTCTTTTCTTGATAATTTTAAAAATGGTTTTAAAAAATTAACCCAAGAGTCATCACCTTTTGGTAGGTATTTGAAGAATCCGTCGTCCATCATCATTCTAATTAGGTTTCTATGTCCTCTCCCATCGGGATCCATCGATTCAGAGTAATATTCCCTAACCATTTCTTTACCCTTTTCATCAATTAAAGGTTCTGACAGATCTACAAGTTTTTTATTGATTTTAAAAAAATCATCACCCATAATACCTTCTTTGGTTTTTCCACTGAGTAGATTTCCTAAAACAACATTTGTTTTTTGTTCTTTTAACAATAACTCACCCTTTGTTAAAATATCGGTTAAAGATGTCTTCAAATCAAGTATTTCAGGGAAAAATTTAATTAAAGTTTTCTCACCCATTAAACTTATTCCGTCAATATTATCCGAAGTATCACCAGCAAGGATCTTAAATGTCATAACATTATAATGAGGAATAGAACAATCTTTAAATTTAATGTTGTCCCCAAATCTATAATACGACTTTAAGTTTGGTGAATAGATTAATACCTTTTCTGAAATTAATTGAGTTAAGTCTTTATCGCTTGAGAATATCGTTTTCTCTTCATCTAAAGAGATTTGACAATAGTAGGCAATAAGATCATCCGCTTCCGAATTTTCAACCTCTAATTGCCTTATAAACATATCTTCAAGATATTGTTTAACCCTTGTTTTTTGTTTGTTAAATGAATCAGTCTTCTCTTCATCATTAGGGGAAGACTTACGATTCATCTTATATTTTGGATATATTAATTTTCTTTGTGATGAGTTTGTATCACTATCCCAAAAGACCATAACTTTATTAAAATTGGTTTCTTCTAAAAATTTACGAATTGTGTTAAGAAAATGCCAAGTCCCACCAATGTGTTCCCCATTATTATAAAAATCCTTAACTCCGTGAAATCCTATTTTTAATAAATTGTTACCATCAACAATTAATGTTTTGACCATTTAAATTTTTTAAGTCGTTTGAAATACTTTTTACTCGTCAGAGTCATCATCAGATTCATCCAAAGAATAATCTGAATACCCTAATTTTGTTTCCCAATAATCAGAATATTCTTTCTTATAGTTATCTAAAGATTCTTTTGTGTCTGTAATATAACCTTGTGGTACTGCAATAATCTTACCATCTTTATACCCAAGACCATTAACGTGATTCTTTAATATAGAAATTTTTGTTCTAATTGCAAATGATACTTTTCTACCATTCTTAGTCGCATCAATATGACTAATCCCTGCCTTTTTCTGATTACCAAATAAGAACACTAATGATGATGCCAACCATACCGCCTCACCACCTTTAGCCTTAATTTCAGGTTGTCCAAATGGATTATCAGGTAGTAACACCCAAGGCTGATTTAAGATCACTAAAGTATTGTAATATGGGTAGTCTTCTTTTTTAGATTTTGATATTCTTGAATGAATTCCCATACCAATTTTATCCGCCAATACTTTTGCGTTGTGCATTCCACCACCTTTACCGTCAAAAGTCATCTGACAAGGTACACTACCAATACTATCCCACAAAAATAATAAACTATAAGGAATCTCTCCCTTTTCTTGAGCGTCAAGAATATTATTAATAAATTCAGTTGCTTGTTCAATTACATCAAACGAATCATTAAATATAAACATACCGTCATACTCACCAAGTTCATTTTTTTCAGCCTGTAACCCTAATTCAATAGCGTGTTCCCAAGACCACTTTTTCTCAGTAATAATAAGAATAGGTAAGTGTCCTTTTTTCTGAGCATCTGCTGCCGCAAGGATCATTGCCGTTGTTTTTGAAGTATTTGAATGACCTAAAAACATATTTATACCACCCATAATAGGTCCCGGTAATCCAGATGACCCCAAAAAAGCCTCCCCAAGATTATAAAAACTTTCTGGTTTGTATTTTGTTTTTGTTGAGTACTTATCTTTGATTGACTCTAAAGATATTTCTCTTTTTCTTATCGCCATGTTATTGTGTAATTACTGAATTATATTTACGAATTTTTTCCAATGACTCAAGTTTATCTTGTGCATTAGCGAATTTTTCAACCAACTTATCCATTTCTTCAAGATGTTGTGGGTGTTCACCAATACCAACAGGTGAAGTTAAATAAACTAATAATGTTGCTTCCGCTTCAGCTATTTCACTACGATATTTTAAGGACAATGCCTCATACATTTTTTCTGCTATTTTGCTCATTTTTTTGATTTTAAAAAATATGGACACTCAGTATTTCCAAGTGTCCATGTTAAAGTTTAATTAGAATGGTAAATCTTCGTCAACTTCTTGATTAGACTGAGGATCAGCCTTTTTAACTTCAGACTTTACACTTCCACCCATAGAAATTTCTTCTTCTTGATTATTTGAGTAGATGTATTTTCCTGCGTCAGTGTCCCAACGTGGAGTTTCACCTCTTGCAATTGATTCAAGGTATTCAACAGGTTTCTTAGAGTATACGTCCTCCCAAGTCAACTCATTGTTGACCCATGTTGATGCTTGTTCAGCGTCTTCATGTGTTGGTGTTGGATCGTCATACATAACGGTTTGGATAACCGTATATGTCGCACCTTTTGGTGTTTTTGCCTTTGTAAGTTCAAGGATTAAGTCACGACCATTATCAGAGTCAGTAATATCACCTTTTGCTTTCCAAATCGGAATAATTTTGTCAAGGATTCCTTCTTGTTTGTAATTGTGTTTAAATCTCCAAAATTTAACACCATCTTCTTCGTGATCACGGTCAATTACTTTAACAATATAAAACTTACGTGCTTTGTATTGTATAGCTAATTGTTTGTCGGATTCACGACCTGTTGACATTAACTCGTCATATACCTCATTCAAAGGTGAACGTTCGTTGTCATTTTTTCCTGGATCATAGAACTTCTGCCATTTACCATCAACATTGATTTCGTGAAACCAAACTTCCTTAAAAGGAGATGATCCATCAGTTGTAGGTAAAATACGGATTGTTCGTTGACCTTGTTTTTCACTATCCTTAAGGATTGCCGCGAAATACTTTTTCATTCTTTCTTCTTGTGTGAATTTTGAAGTGGAAGAAGAACCACTTTGTTTTGAACTCTCATACTGAGCCAAAACTGCATCTAAAACATTGTTTGTCGCCATTTTGTATATATTTATTAAAGGTTTACGTAGAAAATATAGTTATAAAAAGTAGGGTAGTCAATAAAATATTTAAAAAAAACTTGAGAGGGACATTGATGTCCCTCTCTAAAGTATTACATCATATTTGTGTCTTCGTCGTCGTAATTATTAAATGAAGTTTCAACATCATTTGTAGAGTAATTATTAGCATCATCAGTTGTTAAAACATATTCATTTTTACCCGATTTTTCCATATCAGGTTCTTTGTCTTCAAAGAAATCAGATAATTTTTGGTTAAAAGGACCTGAATCTAAACTTCTTAGTTCTAATTTCTCTTGTGGAGTTTTTGGTCTAAATTTATCAAACTTAGTTTCTAAGTTATTTATGGTTGTTACCAAACCATCCATTTCACCTAATTTTTCCTCAAGAGTTTTTAGTTGAGCAAATAAGTTATCAAAATATTCTTCTTGTTTTTGTTCCATATTTTTTTGACTTGCAACTAAATCTGTAACATCTAATTCTTCTTTGTTTTCTTCTTCTTCTCCCTCAGCACCAAGTTCTTCTACCTCAGGATCTGTTGCAATATCAACAGGTGCTGCCGGTGGAATTGGAGCAACTGCGTTAGGAGCCGCAGGAGCCGCAGGATCAACAGGAGCCGCAGGATCAACAGGTGGAGCTCCGCCCGCTAATGCAGGATCCGCAGGTGGTGCCAACGCAGCGTCTAATGCAGGGTCAACTTGTTCAGTTATGTATTTGTTAATAGAATTAAATCTACTTATTTCTTTTAATATTTTTTTATCTATTGCCATGATTATCCGTTTAATAATTGTTTAATTCCTGTTTTAGTTTCTACTTGTATTTTTTTGAATGTGTTTATAGTATTATCAACTCTTTCAATTAATCCGTCTTTTATTCTAAGCGTATAACAATCTCCAGTGTCTAAGTCACAAACTTCTTTGTACCCATTACCTTTATCTTTCTCTGACACTCTTGTGTTTTTACCCAAGTAGTTGTCTAAAATTAATTTTGTATCCATAATTGTTTTTATTTATAAATATCTAGTTATTCAATAAAATTAATTTATTGAGTTATATATATCCGATCCTTGTTTTACTTTATTTTGTAATGTGTTTTTATCTTGTTCCGTCATTTCAGTATAAACATTATCTGGTTGGATGTTAGGATACTTAGTTACATATAGTTGAACAATCTCCTCATTGGTAGCTGTTTTTATTAAAGATAATCTATCTTTAAATTTACCAATTGCAAAATCAACAAATTTTTCAGCAGATATAAATGATACTACAGGTATATTCAAATTAGTACCTCTTGATAAACAATAGTATTTTTTATTAGTTGTAGACGCTAATATTTGCCCATAAGTTTCAGTTAAATTAATGGTACTATAATTATTCTCATAAGCTTTCATTCCACTTGCTGATGCGGAATCTAAATAAATAAACAAGAATAAATTAGCTGACAATTTTACAAAATTTTCATTTGGAGTTGTAACTCCACCACTAGTTGTTTCTTTTGGTATTCCACTTGCAACAATTCTATCTCCAAGTAGTTTTTTAAAATCCTTATATGATATTTGAGTTGATGTTGGACTATCTAATGGTGTATACCCAACATAACCACTATTAATTTTATCAGAACAATCTTGATTTTTAGTTATTGTATCAGTACCAGTTACATTTGAAACCACATTATTTTTTTGGAATATCACATTTTCACTTGAGTTTTTTTTCTTTTCTTCATTTGCTTTTACTTGTTCCTGTAATTTAGATATTATATCCAAACTTAAAGATTGTATAAAACTATCAATTTTAGGTAAACTATAAAAAGGTTGTCTTGTACCTTTAAATGTTGTACTAAATTCACCTTCACTAATCTGATGAGTTACCGAAGTAATCATATATGGCCCTGAGAACATAGGTATGTTTCTTACATTAAAGTACATCATTGGTTGTATAAGAGCGTTACCTAACATATCAACAGAACATTCGTAACTTCTATTTCTATATAAGTTATATAAAGATACGTTTTGAGATCCTGTACTTCTGTTTCTACTTTGGTTTGCCATTTGATTTAACATTTCCAAAGATTCCGCAGTAGGTTTACCAACATCTTGACCAACACTAAAATTTTTAAATATTTGTTGATTTTGATTACTAATGTCTATATTGAACCCAACAACTTTATTTGATTTATCCCAATTTTTTTTATTAGATTGATTTTCAACTAATGGATTATCACTTGCTCTCCTAAGATCAAAAGCGTCATCTCTAAATCTATAATCAACATTGTCTTTCATATCCACATATTGGCTAGGTTTGTTTGCGTAATAACATAAAAACTTAGGTGATGTGTTTCTGTAGTCCACATTTAAGAACGTACCCCAAAATGAGTTAGCAAATTCAGTTGATCCTTCACTTCTTGGTACAGGATTTTTTTCAGCATCTTGTGCGTTATAGAAATTAGCATAAGCAGGTAATGGGAAATAAGTAAAATTATTTTGAGTTAAAATTGTTGATACAATATCCAACATATTATTTTTATATAATGAACCTTCAATTAAATCTTTAATTTTAAAGATATCAACATAAACTTTTTGTCCAACGTCTCTACTTGCCCTATCAAATAATAAAACATCTTCAAACATTGTTTTTGATTTAAAATCACCACCGGCAACCCAAGTATCATTAAACGCTTTGAATGTTTCCCATATCTCAACTCTTGTTTGTTCTCCCTCAAGTTGTGACTTATTACCTTTATCACCCTCTATTGTAATATTTGGTAAACCAGCTCTCACTCCTGTCATTAAATTAGAAATAACATTTTTTAAATAAATTTCAGATTTATCAAGGTATTCATCCATAAGTCCATAAAACTTAACACCACCTAAACTATTACCTAAATTTTGAACAATAGGAAGTGTGGTGGTAGTTGTTGTTACTTGTGAAGGAGTTACATTAACAATACTAATAATAAATTGTGGGTCATTAGGTGTTGATGCTAAACCCGTAGAATATTGACTTATAATAATTTCATTAACCACCGTAATATTTAATGGATATTGAAACGCACTAAGTGACGGACCAGTATATAAAATTGTTCCTGAAGCATCTTTATAAACACCATATTTTTGTGGTCCAAATTTATACACAGAAATTGTGTTAGTATCTTTAAGTGTTACAACCATTAATAAATCACCAGGTGTTTGAGGACTTGGTGCGGGTGTTGGGACAGGATTTGGGATAAAAACATTATTTGTCGGGACTTCAAAATTATTAAGTTTTTGTGTTGCATATAACATAATCAACGGAGCAAAATCTTTAATATTTTTTTCAGTAAATTGTACATTCAAATCAATAAAGAAATCTGTTATATATGATCCATTATCGGAATAAACTAACTCAGGTATTTCTGAAAACCCAACATATTTCTCTAAAGTTTTCCATGTTTCAGGGTTTGCAATTTTAGATTGAGCCAATGTAATAGTTCCACCGTTTGATGGTAAACTTCCTGATGTTCCTTGACTATACCCTTGATATGACACAGGATCAATTAAGAATTTAGTAGAGAATGTTAAAAATGTTCTTCTATCAAACATAGATGGATTACCCATTTTTAATACAACATTATATTCTAAAAAATTAGTTAGTATTCCTTGAAATGTTGTTTTTTGTTTTTCAATAACAGAATTAATCATCCCCTCAGAATTAAGAGTTGATGGTTTTTCAACAACTAATAATTCTCTCATTAATAATTGAAAGTTCTTGTATGATCTTTCCGATTCAGTTTCAACATCTTTATCACTTGGAACCAATGTCTTAAAATCGTAAATTGATCTACTAAAATTTAAAAACTCTTGTTCAAAGTAATCTAATATTTCCGTATCAAATGTTGTAAACATTTCCGATATTTTATCGTATTTTGTAATATCACCATTCAATGAAAAATTCTGTTGTGTTTTTTTATCCGACAATATTTCTTTTAAATATGAATCAGGATTTGGTTTTGTAATTTTAGTATTATCAAAATAACCATAGTTTGGTGATCCCCAAAATAATCTAACAGATCCGTTAAAGACCGCAGGATTACTAGAAGCCTCTATTTTCATTTTGTTATTTTTAAAACACTCCTCTTTTGTTTGATTTTTTGTGTAACCAAAAGACGGCATTATAAAATATTTATCACCTTCAGTTGTTTTAACAATTGTTGACCAAGGCGTTATTTTTAATGATCTATCATTATCGTCAGGATCAAAACCACTTGTTTCAATAATTTTACCACCTTCGTTTGTTGTCATCACCATTTTACCATCATTAATTAATGTTTGGATTTCAGTTTGTGAATATCCACCTGTTGATGAATTAGTAACATAAAAAATGTTTGGTGTTACCACAGTAAAGTTTTCTCCTGTAAGTGTTTGAGATATATCAACAACATATTGTCCAACACCTCCTGTAGTACCACTCACTTGACTAACAATTTTAGTTCCAAGAGCAAGATTTGGTCCTGAAATAATTTGTCCTGCAGATAATGTACCACCACTAAACGTTAAAACGTCCATTGTTGTTAAATTAACATTACAAGTACCATTTAATATTGATGTATTTTGAGATATATCAACAGTATATTTACCAACACCTCCTGTTGTACCATTTATTTGGGATACAATAGTTGTATTAGCATCTACTGTTGGTCCGGCCAATACTTCGCCAGGAGCCAAGTTATTATCATTAATAGTATAAACGTCCAATGTTGTCCCAACAATACTACAAGTACCGTTTAATTGTGTTACGCCCGAAAATAATTGTAATCCTTGTAAGAATACATTCATATCATCATACAACTTAGGGAAAAACCCTGTATTCATAGTTGTTGAATTATATGCAACTAAGTTTGGTGTTGAATTTACCGTATTTTCTAAAACTATATTGTTTTGGAATCCTTCAATATTCAAAGAATAAACTTTTGTTGATGCCGAGGTTACGGGGTCATAATTACCTAAATAATCAAAATCTTTCCAAACCTCATCTAATATATCTACACCAGTATCATTCCAAGTTTTATATCTATACCATATGGAACCATATTTAACAACCCAAGCGTATGGTAATTTATGTACCGCTCCGAATTTTTTAATGGTTGATAAGATATAACTTAAATCATTAGGTTCGTTATATGACCTATATTTTTCTCTAAGACTTGCTAGTGGTAAACTATTCAAGAATAGATATGCTGCTTGTTTGTAAGATGATAAATCATTTGGTTTATATCTAAAATTATATACACCATTTTGAATTGCATTTATAAAATAAGGTGTATTCAATATTGAAGTGGTTTGAGTTTCCGTTAAGAACCCGTCGTAATTAGAATAATTTAAATTCCCTTCAGTTGTAAACTGTTCTTCAATTTTTCTATTATTATAGAATGTTTTGAAATTAGAAGTATTAATATTTTGACTAAATACGTCGGCCTTATAGTTAAAGTTAGTTATAGGTCTTTTCTTATCGTTAGTATCGTCGTTATTAAAATTACAAATTGTTTTATGTGTTGTATTGTACGATAATACATCTTTAGTATTATATGCTAAATTAACATTTTGAAGTGATTCCCCATCCGCAAGATAATTCTTACACCAATTAAAATTAGTAATAGGATACATATCAGAAAAATCAAATTCATTACTAGAGGTTTGATTTCCTATGTAATCTATTATTTTTGATTCATCAGTTAATGAAACATTTGGTTGTGATCTTTCATTTGTTAGAATTTGTTGATTAAATAATTCAAAAGGTACGTTAGTTTTATTCTTAAGGTAATTTATTGTAAATTCTCCTCTTATGAATTTTTGCCAACTTTCACCTTGTCCTTGATTTGAAATGTGTCTTAAAAATGTTAAGAAATTATCTTGATCAATTAAGTATCGTTTTAGTTTTTGAGTTAAAAATGGATTATCATCACCTAAACTCTTAAGTATATTAATCTTTTCGTCTTCCGCCTCAACCATAAAAATACTTGCGTCATACCCCGATTGTCTATTTAATTTAGAATAATAAGTGTTAACCATAATTCTTTCATAAATTTCATAAAAGAATTTTATTTCTTCTTTGTTTTGGAATACCTCATTTGTCACAGGAAAATCAAGAGCATTTAAACTTAATCTATTTGGTCTTGTAACCACATTAGACACATCACCAACATCATCCTTGTCCCCTTCCCTTTGAGTATAACCTTTAATAAATTCCTCAACAAATTCAACTTCAGGCCATATTTCAGGAATATACGCCTTTGTCATAGTTGAAATTGATTTGTCTCCCGGATAAACAATTTCAAATTTTTCTTGTTTATCATCACCTAAAGTTTCCTTAATAACTTGAGGCCACGGATAAATTGGTTCATTATTTTGGGTAGAGGATTTAACATCCACACTCAATGCACTACTATTACTACCAAAAATTGCTTGTCGTCTGTATTTATTTTCTCTTAAATCCCAAGCTTTAGAATGGACATCATCCATTAAACGAATAAACGCTTCACCTTGTGCAAAGAAAACCGCCAATACGTTTCTAATAGATGGTTTAAACCCAACACCAGTGTCTTTATTACTTAATTGTTCATTAAGATTATCGGTAATTTTTTCTTCAATTTCTCTTCTAAGTTTTGACGATTCTTTGGCCGCCTTTTCTGTT